CCTTAAAGATTTCAGGATACTTAGCTAGAATCTCCTTACGACGGAGAGGAACAACCAGTTCCAGCTTATCTTCATCTGGTTCTGCAAGTTCTTCCTCAATCTCATCTTCTAAAGAGAGTTCTTTCTGCTCTTTAGTCTCTTCTTCGCCTTCTTTATCAGTTTCTTTAGCAGCCTTTTTCGCAGGCTTTTCCAGTTCAATAGTTTCTTGTTCTGGCTCGTCTTCACCAAGTAATTCAATGACATCTTCTCTGCTCAGAGATTTATCCTCAATTGGACCAGTAGCCGTATCAGCAGGAGCAAAGAACGGAATCAGATTAAGCTTGTGCAGAAACATTGTCATTCTCCGCCAAAGGCATATTAGTACCTGTTGGCTGTGGTGGTGTGGGTCCGCCGCCTGCTGGTGGCATTGGTGCTTGTGGAGCAGTACCCATACTCATTTGAATTTGCTTCATATGTTCTTTCATGTGAAGCAGTACGTTCTTATACCCAAGAGGATTTTCAATCTTAAGCAGCCTACCAGCATCAGATACTAGATATGTTCTGCAAACTTCAGCTTCGATATCGTGATTATCTAGGTCTGGGTCAATATCAATTGACGGCTGTTCAATATCAGGTGGTGGAGGTTGTCCAGCCATCTGAGCCATTATTACGGCTTCAGGGTCAGGAGGAACAGTAATAGGCTCAGAGTTAATTAGAAGTCTAATTTCCTCGTATTGCTTCTGTCTATCATCCTCACCCGGTACAGTAAAGTCATCAAGTCCGATAGCTTCGACGAGGGACTTAACATTCTCTGGGTCTGCAAGTGCTTTAAGGATTTCTGGATTCTGGAGCTTGAGTAGCTCCATGTAGGTATCCTTGCGCTGTGACCAGGTAATTGGGAGATTCTCATTAGCTTCTAGCTCAACTCTACCAATACGCCCTTCAAGTTCTGCCTTACGAATGAACACGTTAATGAAGTTACCCTGTTCATTCCGTTCAGTAGATTTCTCATCTTCCTGAACTTCCTGAATATACATTGGAATTACTTTGGCAAAGATTTGCTTCCACCAAAGAGTATAAGTCTTCCAAGTATTCTGTAGGCGCTGAAGTGCTTGCGCTCTACTCATTGAATACTCAGATGCAGTACGTGAGCCAGAAAGCTGACCACCAAACAACGACGGTTGAGCGCCAGATACAGACTGGCCGAGGGTCTGTATCATGTTGAAGAATGGCAATACTTCCTGGCTCAGGGTAGCCGTTCTAGTTTCAAAGAATCCATCTCCAACAGATTTACCTGTCTTTGGAACAGCAGGATAAATACCGCCGGGCATTGTTTCAGCCTCACGGTATTTCTCAAAATTCAAAACTCCTGGGTCTGCAAACGTCTGTTGAATACCATGTTCAATGGTTTGCAGAACCAAGGAAATCAAATCAGAAGTAATGTCCTGAACGCTAACCAGCAAAGAACCAGTTGGGTAGTAATGAATGTAATCTGACAGAGGATTCTTAATGATAGTCCAGCAATCGTCAAGGCTTTCATTCTCATCAGCGGCCCATTCATCATTGACCAGAACTAATTTAGCTCCATCAGGATAATGCTTCTTGAGTAAATCTGTATCTTCTTTCTTTAGAACGTTGAACGCTGAAGGACGAAGCCAACAATTTCTAACAGTAACATTATTAAGAGGATACTCACCACGATACTGAGGTGACAACCTTGCCCACTGTTCATATGGGTCATACATTCCTCCACCGGCAGGACCAATCTTTTTGCCGTTGGAATCAAATTTATCTCTTAGATGGTCATATCTATCGAGAGCATTAGTGTAGTGAGTCTCATAACTAAAGATAAGATATGGGCAATCAGCCTGCTTCATTGCATAGTTCGGCACCTTTACGTATAGGCCACCATATACTTCCATGCAAATTCTAGACTTTGGCACTTCTTTCTGGTCAACAAGTCTAGTAACAATAAGCGGAGACTTCTGCAAATCTGGGTCAAGCTGCGCTGCACACTGAGGACAAACAGTCTGATGCTGATTAATAATTAAGTCATGCAGTTCAGCATCATCATTATCTGGTTGAAATTCATCAACTTCCTGATTAGTAAATACATCATCATCCAATTGATTTTTGCAAATTGGACAAATATAAACTTGAAGAGTTTCATTCTCATACTTATTCTCTTTGTAAGTTCCATAACTTTCATCTGCCTTCGGGTATGAATAGCAAGCAGTCATACCTTCAGTCATGTTAATGTATAGAGCGTGCAACCAAAGAATCGGTGCATCGTTATGTCTATAAATCAGTTCAGCAATCTTATCACCAGCCTTAGCCGTTGACAAGTCAATAGGATTCTCTGCATCATCAGGAAAACATTTTATTGCAGGAATTGTAATAGAGAGAGCAGCAATAAGGGACTCCAAATAAGCACGGAATACATTAATAGGCTTATCATAAAATGCTTGGTCGTTGTCGGCATTAGAAATTTCTTCATCCCAGATACGCCAGTCATGAGCTACTTCAGAATACCAAACTCGCTGAAATCCTTCCCAAAGAAGTTTGAGCCGCCGCCAATTACGGAGTTGGCGTTCACGAGCGGCTCTATCCTCTTGGTCGAAATTAGTCGCAACAGTCTTGAGAAGATTCTTAATCCTCTCTTGTGTTGGCTTATCGAGCTTGGTATTAGGCATCTACTTCTTTGCAAACTGCTTACGCTTAGCAGCCGGTGTCTTCTTAACGAATTCTTCAGCTACTTGTGGTGATGGTCCCGGCCCTTTAGTTGGCTTCATACCATGTGCGATACCAGCCATAAATTTGTATTGCTTAGCTGATGTAGCAGGCATCAATCACCTTGTGTTGCGTCAGCACGCATTAGCTTCATCTTCTTATTACCGCCTTCACCCTTCTGCTTACGAACAGCAGCCATATCAGGTCGCTTGATATTGTTGCCACCGCCTTCAGCATAACCACGCGATGATTTTACTTTCTTTTTCATAACAGCCGGGTCGAATACTTTCTTAAGCATTCCCGCCGATGGTCCAACAGGCATCACTTAGCCTCCTCAATACCGAGTTCATCTTCTAACGCTTTAATACTATCTTCAGTAGATACATCTGGAATAACTACTGATAGACCACCACTTTCACCTCGTGGAACAGCTTTAGCAACGGCTGCTTTAGCAAGAGCCTCATCATTCCTTCTCTGCTCTTCAATGACTTGAAACTTCTTTCTATCCTCAGCCTCAAGCATCTGCTTACGAACAGCCCAAGGAATAGAATGAGGTCTAATACTTTGTGGTGGCTGCTGTACAACTGGTTCAGCAGGCTGAGATGGTTTAATTAGAGCATCAAGCATTTGCTTGCGCTCATAATTAGCAATCTCAAGCTGCATCTTAAGTGTTTCACAGGACTTGCAAATTAATGCATTCTCCTGCATTTCAAGCTTTTGGCGCTTGAACTGATATCTAATTGATAGATATTCTTGTAACCAGTTAAACATTAGTGTCTCGCATGATGAAATTTACGAATTGGTTTGTATGGGTCGCCAGATTCAGCCGTTCGCATTTGACGATAGAATCCAGTCCAGTCACCATCAGCACTTAACTTGTGAATTAAATCTTCCTGCTTTTGGATTCTCTTAAACTCATCACCAGCAATTTCAAAATAGTTCTCTGCCCCATCGACCAAATAGCGTAGGCCGTCAATAGGGTCGTCACCTGAAAATGCCGCAATGTCTTCAATTTTCTTCTTATCGTAAGAGCAAGCTTTGATTGCGTCAATCAACATCTTGCATGAACTGAAAATTTGTAGCTTAGGGATATTGGTTTCTGGTTCAGGTTCAACCAGTGAATTCATATACGATTTATATTCGTCCATACTTCTGTTACGAAGAAGCCACATTGAATGCTCTTCGTTATAGACAGGACGTTCTTTAAGTACAGTAGGTCTAGGCTTCCATCTCATATACTCATGAATAAGCTGTTTGCCTGAGATGCGGCTTCCAGGTGAATTAGTAGTCAGTTCAATCTGTATTCCAAGAGCCTCACTGATTTGCTCTTGGATTGTATGCTCCTGCCCAACTTCGTTACCGGCTGATTTACAGAACTTAACCAGTCTAGGCTTATCAATTTCAATCAGCTCTTTAACAACTGGCGACCAT